AAATGCGCGAAGGCCTCCGGCGACCCGAATTGCCGGAGGCCTTCGCATGACCGTCGTCGCAGTTGTCCGAGAGCCCTGCGGGAGCCTTGACGGTCATTACCCATCCCTCACCTGAGGACCGTCGCCGAGAGCCGAAAGGGAAAACTCTCGGCGACGCTCATGGGGTTCCTACGCGGTGCCCCAGGTGGTGATGCCCCTCAGCAGCACGACCGCTGCCGCGTTCATCGGTTTGGCGTCGTAGCGCGCCGTGACCCGAATGGCGGTCTGGTCGTAGTCGCCGAAGGTCTGGTCGAGGATCGTCACCGAGGGCGACTGATCCCGAGCGACTGCGATCTGCGAGAAGTCGGCGAGGACGACTGTCGCGGTGCCTCCCGTAGTCCCGCCAGGGATGCGCGAGGTAACGGTGACGGGCAGGCCGAGAAGGGTGCTCGTGGCGCCGTTCGTCGGGTTCGGGCTGATGAGGTAGCGGCCCTCGGCGTCCTTCAACTTGTGAAGGGCCACGAAGTCACGCGGCGTCATCATCCATCGAGTGTTCGCGACGTTGACGTTCGCGTCGAGTGCGGCCTGCATCGCCGTGTAGAGGTGATCGGTGGTCGCGGTGCCAATAGCCGAGCCTGCGACAGTCACGCCGGAGTAGTGCAGGATTCCGGTCGGCTCGTTCGCGGCGGTCCCGTTGATGAATGCCCTATCGAGCGTTGTCGCAACCTCTGTCACGAGTCGATCGCGCAGAGCCGAGTCCAGGGCGATGACACTCTGGCGACGAAGTTCATTCGACACCTTCGTCAGCACCTTGACGGACTTCATCGAGGACGCGAGCAGCTCGATCTCGCCGAAGTCGTAATCGGTCTCGCCGATGACGCTGCCCTGTGCAACGAAATTCGCTGTCCCTGCCGAATTGAGTTTCGGAATCCTGACAGGCGATCCATCGGTGTCGAAGATTCGCGGGCCTGACGCGAGGAATACTGATGCAGACTCCAAGGGCTGCACGAGGATTCGCTGCACGACTTCCTGAGTCAACTCCGCAGAGTTGGTGGTACTTAGTGCCATGAGGCTTGATCCTTAGAAATGGCGCAGGTCCGAAGGGGATCGCACTCCTCGGGGCCTGCCCGATCGTGCGTCGTGCGATCGCGCTGCCGCTCCTGGCGTTGAGCGCGAAACTCGGCACCTGGCCGCGTCCAGTGTAACGCGGCCAGGTGACAGCGAGCGTTGAGCGATTTTCACGGGCGTCCCTGCAACAGGTCGAGAAGCGACACCTGTCCGGCCATAGGTTGCGCGCCTTGAGTTATCGGCGACGACGGCCGTCGCGCGGCCAGATGTGGCTTCCGTTCGACGAGTGAGTCGATCGCGGCCGTGATCCGCTCGGCGTCCACGAGTCCATCGTCGTTGAGAAACTGCGCATCGAAGGCTAGGTCGTCGGCGTCAATGAGTCGGCCGTCGCCCTGGACGATCGCGTTTACGGCCTGGCGCGCGAGCGCGTCGGCCCTCTTGGCCTTCACGCGCCCCTCTGCGGCCTCCTGACGGAGTTCCGCGATGTAGGCCGGGTCGAAGGTGCTGTCGGAATCCTGAGGGCTCTCCGAATTTCTGAGGGCCTCGGGCGCCTGCTCGGATGAGTCAGGCTCGGGCATGGGTTCGGTCATGGTGTCCTCCTAGTTGGTGATCTGAGAAATTGCCTGAGGCGAATAGTCGAGGCCTTCGAGGACGGCCCGACGGTCGAGGATTCCCTCGGCGTGGAGTTTCACGGCGGCGTCGGCGGCCTGGGCGATGCTGACGATCTCGGGGGAGCGCCACACGGTTTCCAGGTCATCGAGCCCGACCGGGTACACGCCATCGCGAATGGCTAGGGCGATCCGCATCGCGTCCTCCCAGGCGCCTCCCCAGGTGCGCTGTCGGCGCCTGGCGCGATGCACGAGTGAGGCCTCGGCCGAGCGGATCGCGTCTGCCGATGCCGGATTCGATTCGGCTGACAGCGCGACGTAGTGCGGGGGCAGGCCTGCGACCGCTGAGAGTTGCAGGGTGAACATTCGGATCGCGCCGATGAAGTTTTCCAGCATGGCCTCGGGGAATTGGCCGAATTTCGTGTCGGCCGTGTCGCTGATCCACACCTTCGATCCGCGTGCCTGCTCCCAATGTGTGCGCACGTTGTCGCGCACGGTTTCGAGCTGCTCGGGCGTTAGGCGTCCCGAGGAGTTGCCCGAGCCGAATCCCGTCACCCATCGCCGAGGTTGCGCGTGATACTCCGCGCTCACCATGAGATCAGTCGCGCACTTATTGATCGCGTCGGCGATCGGCATCGCGTCGGCGAGTTCGCTCTCGCCGCGTGGCACGAGCGGCCGAGGTCGGTTCACGATCGGCACGACCGGGACGAGCCCGAGCGGATTAGCCTCCTCGCTGACGATCTCGTATTCGCTGTCCAGCGCGATCGCTGGATGCGAATCCGGGTGCGCGTTCCGGCTTCGGTACTGAATGACGACCTCGGGCGTGAACAGGATCGCGCGACTGAACTTGTCGAGGTCGCGCCACCGCTTGAGCGCGCCGACCGTGGCGCCCGTTGAGGGATCGGTTTCGTGGATCACCTGAAGGGGCGACTCGATGCTGATCCTCGGCACGCTCGGGTCAGGCCCGGCCCACACGAGGACGTAGGAGCGACCGAATACCAGCGCGTCAGCGTGGGCCTGCTGAGACTTCTCATCGAGCCCGTTCACCTGCCAGAGTCGCCAAATGTCGTCGGCGGCCTGGGGCCTGACGGCCGAGCGGAAGCCCGTCACGTCGAGCCGATCGGATACGGCCTCGACCACGATCCGAGGCCAGTTAATGACGACGGGCTGAAGGCGCCCGCGTAGTGCCTTGCGCACTTCGGGGTCAAGGTAGGCGAGCGGCTGCTCGCCTCGGTAATAGTTGTCGCACCTGACGAGACTTGAGAAGTCGTCGTCGAGCGCGAGCGCAAGTCGCTTGCGCATGTCATTCGGATTCATACTGCGATCACTCCAATCGAGCGCGGGGCATTGTTGAGGTAATAAGCGGATCTCTCAATCGCGGTTATCGCCGCGACCGCGAGGTCGATCTTTCGTTTCCGACCGTGGCGCGGGTCCTTCACGATTACGTCGCCGGCCGCGGTCGATTTCGCGATCGCGTTCGTGATGTGTGAAGTCAGTCGAGGATTTGCGTCGTGCGTCAGCGTTCCTGTCGTTACGGCCGCGTAAAAGCGGTCAGTCGCAGGCGCCATGCGCGACACCTGATTCGTCGGCCATTGGACGATGCGACCGGGGAACTCCTCGGCGAGGGTTTCCAGTTCCGACCTCCATCCCCAGGGGTCGGCGTTGAATGACACGACCGAGTAGCGGTCGAAGGCCTCCCGAATCGTGTCCATAACCTCGGCACGCGGCACGCGCCACCGAGGATCGCCAGGGTTTTCCCAAACACCGATGACAAACAGGTGAGGGATCTCCTCGATCGTCGAGGCGACGAGGGCGGTCGAGTCACCCGAGGCCGATCCATCGAAGGCCAGGACAACCTCAGTCCCGTCCTCGATCTCGACGTCGAGCGCGCAGGCCTGCCACGCGACCGCGTCCATCCAGGCGTCGTCGGAATCTCCCGACCATTGGCCGAGCCGGTAGCGCCGAAATTGGGCCTCGCGGGTCGTGCGCATCGTCGCCCTTAGCGCGTCAATGCTGAGGAAGTCGCCGAGAGCAGGGTTCGCCAAGTGCCAGGCCTTTTCGTCGTCGATCTCGCATCCCTCGGGAGCGCCGTACTCAACGAGTACGAAACTCGCGTCATCGGCCTGGCGGCCGTGCTCTACGAGTGACCACATGACGCCGTCGCGATCTCCGGCCGGGGTGCTGATCGCCAGAGTCAGCGACTCCGGTCGCTTTCCGGCCGCGAGCGTCACGGCCTCCCAGACGTCAGCGTTCACGACGTGCAACTCGTCGACGACTGTGAAGGTCGGGTCGTATCCCTGAAGTGCGGCCGCCTCGGATGGCAAGGCTCGCAGCATCCCGTCCGAGTGCGGCACGACGATTCGATCCTTGTAGATGTGACAGCGTTCGGCCAGGCGCTCGTCAAGCTCGATCATGCGTCGAGCGATGTTTAGGCCGATTCCGGCCTGACGCTCATCGCTGGCGACGAATAGCACCTGCGGGCTCGCGACCTCCTCGGCGAACAGGTGATACACGGCGAGCATCGCGGCCGTCGTCGTCTTCGAGTTGCCTCGCGGGATGGACACGAGGCCTGCGCGCGGTCGAGGCGTGGGGTCATAAAGGCGCCGAATGATGTCCTTCTGCCACGGACGAAGTCGCACGGGCTTTCCGGCGCCGTGCCCCTTCGGGACGACGAGGTGCCGCTGAATGAAGCGGATCACTCGATCGCTTCCAGACTTCGGCAGGCCGCGCATTGAGAGCGGCCCGGCGGTGATCTCGGCCTTCGGGCCGGGCTTCGTCATGCGTCGCCCTCCGAGGTCAGTCGGAAACTGGGGGTTCTGGGCGGGTACGCAGGATCACTCCTGGGAGCGGGAGGGTGCCCAGGTCCCTGACTGTCCAGTCGGCGACGGCCTGCCTCGGTGAAGGCTCGGCGCACCGGCCGGGCGCCTGCGCACCTTCGGCACACGACTTCGACGTCGTCCAGGGACAGCGCAGGCCAGCGAAGGTGATCGGCCGTCAGGTCATCGGTGGCTCCGCAGTCCGCGCACCACGGTTGCAGGTCACGCGCGAGGCGTGACAGGCGTTGCCAGGCGCGGTCGTATCCGCGTCGGCTCGGGGATGCCTTAGGTGGCTCAGGTCTGCGATGCCGGTCACATCGCGTGGTCGGGCCTGGCGCGCCGCATTCAAGGCACGGGATGAGGATGCTCACTCGTCGCCTCCGAGCATTTCCTCGATGGTGATCGCGTTGCCTTGACCGTCGTCGCAGGCCTTGACGAGTTTCACGGCGTCGGCGCCGATCAAGCGCGCACGCATCATCACGACGGGCTGATAGTCGAGCGGCTCGTGCGCGTAGTCGAGTCTGATCCATGCGTCGTCACGCGTGACGGGCACGACCTGGGCGATGATGACCTTCTCGATGAGGGCCCGTGAGAAGGCGTTCCAGTCGAGGCCAAGGAGTCGCTCGTTGACTGCGAGGCATACCTCGGGCTCGGAGTTGAGTACCTCGTGAACGAATCCTGAGTGCAGGGCTCGCCATGAGTGAATGTCGAGTGTGGGAGCGGTCATGGCTTCTCCTCGGTGTGCCAGGTGTTCGGGTGGGTGTCTTCGTACCGGCAGGGCGGTCGGTGTCGGTGTGTGATCTGCCAGCCGGGCCAGGCCACGGTGCGGCAGTCGGGGCATCGGGCGAATTTCACGGCTTCGGTGTCGGTCACCTGGCCTCCCGGTGTCGCTTGAGGAGGCGCTCGCAGTAGTCGGCGATCTGGTTGGTGCGGTTGTTGAGATGCCCGGTGAAGATGATTAGGAGTCCGTCGTCCTTGGGCATGACTTTTGTGATGACCGCGATGAGGTGGGGCGCCTCGGTGACTGTTTGGTCGAGCGTTGTCGGCAAGCCCGAGATGTCGGTTCCGTCGAGCGTGAATGCGATTTGCACGATGTCGTGCTCGGTGGTGATGCTCGCGCTGATGTCGAAGTCGTCGTCGATCAGTTGCCACCAGTAGCCGCTGTC